CCAAATATACCGCAAACTTCAAAATCTGGGCCTTTGATTGTTACAAACATGCCAACTGTTTTGGCAAATGTCATTGCTTCGTTCAATGTTTCGCAGTCGTACAAGGACAATAAATTCTTGCTGATTACTGTGTAGTTTTTATTGTTCATAAACGTATTATAGCATCAAAAGTATCCAATGTCAAACGTACCAAATTTCCTTAAATCCTTCTTCTTTGGTTGGTTCTTCCCAATTATCAATCATACCCTGAACCACTGCCCAGGGGATTTCTTTGCCTGGACGACTGGCCAAACGTTCTTTGAGTATAGACAATTCTGGAGTTCTAAATACAATGGCAATGTGCTCGTAGTCAGGTAACGCATTAAACTTGCGAGCCCGACTTTTCACAGTGGTACTGGTTTGATCCCAAATCACAGTATGCCCATGTTCACGTGCAAACACAACTTGATTTGCCATAAGCTCAACTGCTCGTGGCATATAATCGTCAAACACTTCTGAGTAAGTTGAGCCGCACTCTTGGGCATAGTCTTCCACAAACGCATCTGTGCTGACCACAGTCAAACCCAACGCCCAAATCTGGTCCTTGATCCAAGTACTTTTACCTGAACCTGGTACACCAATCAATTGATAACACTTGTTCATATACCCTCTTCCAAGTTCCTTCGAATCCTACGCTCTTCGGCAAGCATAAAGACTTTTTCATTGTCGTTGGTCCAAGCAACAGTCTTGGGAAGAATGACTCCAAAATCAGTGGTAATACCATTAATAGTATGCGGTTCATTTGGGTCATAAGTCCACCCCAGATACTTCATCATCCGATGTTTGACCAACAGGTTGGGACTACGAAATGCTTCTGTGTCATCAAACCCCAACATAACACCAACTTCACAGACAGCACCACTACGACACACACCTGCATGACAATGAACAATAACATTCATTCTATGTTCTAATGCGTGTTGCAATAATTGAACCAGCTCATTGGCCTGCTCTTGACTGCATCGCATGGCTTCGTCCAAACATGCATCCTTTTCCTCAATGTCCAAGAATTGGAATTGATGAACTTCCTTAAAAGAATACTTGGGTGTGGGAAAATCACCAGGCGGATCCACAATCTGAATCAGCATAGCATTTTCGCCTGGGTTAATATGAAACCCTCTTTTGATATCACTTAGTGCTACATTTTGTATCCATGGCATTTTATTTTCCTTAGTGAACTGATGATTTTGCATCAACTTCACATTCAATTACCCAATTACTAAATTCAGTAAATTTGTTTACCTCTACACCCAACCCAACTGCTTCATTTACAAAGTGTTGTAATAGAGTGTTATACAACTCATCAGGCATGGTATCTTTGCTAAATTGAATTTTCATTTTTGACCTATTTGCTAAATTTCTATTGCGCCTTCGTTGATCAATTCTGCCACTGCATCATTGAACGCACTTTCCACATCCCAAATTGCGGCAGCACGTCGTTGATCTTTTTTACGTTTTCTTAAATTTGAACCTTGTTTATAAACTATCCAAACATGGTCCTCACAGTAGCTTTTGCCTTCTACAGATTTTTTACAGCAACTGGGTTCTAATGTTGGGGTATCGCCAATCCATTGGCAAGTGGTGATTATTGGATCATTCATCTTTGGTTTCCTTTTTATCTAAAATCTTTTTTATATCTTCCTCAAGAACTTCTTGACCAGATTCAACTTTGTCCAATAATTTTTTGAGTTTTTCGATATTATCTAAACTTAGGCTTAAGATGTTTTCAACACCCTGATTAACTCCATGATAAAATGCAAGGTACTCTACTACAATCACCATGATTAATAAACACCAAATTCGTATATCGTCCCATGACACGCCTACAGAGTTTTGAATCAGCAATATGACTGACATGGCAGCAACTCTTTGACCATGTCGGCCTGTTATTAATTCCCACATATTAACCACGCTTCATACAAGTAGTACGAGCAGTTGCCTGCCAATTTTCGGGAAAACTTTTACGAAGATCTGCTAACTTAAGAACCATACGCAAACTAAGTTCACGCAATTTTGTTTGATTGTCATCAATGAATTTAACCAATTCATCACGAACTTCATCAGGTTTATCAAAATCATAACGATCTAACATACCATCAGTAATAATCTGTTTGATACGCAAAATCTTTTCACGAGTAGTATCCATTTGCAAATCAATATAATGGCAACGTGATTCTAACGCATCCAAATGGTCACGCAATTTTTTACTACGAACATGTTCAAATTTAATATTAGTAATAAAAATTGCCGCACCTTTAAATTCAAAACGATCAGGAATACCTTCGCTACGCAAGATTCGGCTATCAGTATTCCACGAAATAAATCTACGTGAGCTAGAATCTAATGCACCTTTAAGAATGTTAAGGCTCAAATCTTCCATCAGAATACTGTCACAGTCATCAAACACTACAACATTACCTGGTGCTGAAAATTCGTACAGTTTGGCATATAAACCAATAGCACTCATTGCACCTTTGACAATTTCGTATTTGGGTTTTTTTTCTGCCAATTTATTGAAGAGATCTGCTTTTTCTAAAACAGATTCAACTCCATAACTCTTACCAACTCCTGGAGGACCGCTAACAATCATGGCACGAACATTGCCTTGCTTTACTGCCAAAGTCATGTCATCTAGAATTTTAAAACGTTCACGTAAACGATCCATTATTGATTGATCTGTTTCCTGTGCCAACTCTTGCTCACGAGCACGAATAGCATCATTGTCAAATTCAAGAATGTTTGAACCTTTGGAAGATTTGTTTGCTTTAACCATTTAAAACCCCTTTGTTTGTTAATGTGTGTATTATAGTATCAACGAGCTAACATGTCAAGTAATTGTTGTTGTAAACCTGCAACATACGCATGATCAACATAGAAATCAGTGGTTGGATCGTAGTATGACCCTTCTTTGGGATCATAATAAAGTACCTGACCATTGATGTATTTAAACGGGCCTTCCAGTCCTTTTCTAGGCTGCCAACGATCGTCCATTTTTCCAACAATTTTAGATGCCATTTTGAACTCACTGTAGTTAAGTAAGTGTGTATTATATTGAAAACTTTGAGGTTTGTCAAGTCAAAAGAAAACCCCATTGTACAACTATGTTGCAGTGAATGGGGCGTGTTATATTAGATATTTAACCAGTTCTGTGGATAATATGGTAACCAAACTGTGTCTGTACAGGTGGACTGATTTCACCTATAGGTAAAGCCATAACAGCGTCCTCAAATGGTTTGACCATTTGACCGGGACCAAAATCACCTAAATCTCCACCATTGGCTCGACTGGGACATGAGCTATTCATCATAGCCAATTGGCTAAAATTATCTTTATTGATATTAGATAAAAGAGCTTCTGCTTTGTGTAAGCTATCTACCAAAATATGACTTGCTTTCATTTTATTTTCCTTGTTGAATTTGGAGCGGGGTGCGAGAATCGAACTCGCGACTTTAGCTTGGAAGGCTAAGGTAATACCATTTTACGAACCCCGCAAATCTTATACTAATCCGTTTTTTGGAATCACTTTTGATTCCCATTCGGCTAGAGCTTGACGATATTCGTCTTCGCCCAACTTGTGCCAGCCAATACAATGTCCTACTGGACTACGCCCGCAACCACATGTTGGTGCTTTGACTGTCGTTTCTTTTTGTTCTTGTTCATTCATAATATTACCTAATTTTTTTTAAATAATCAACACCAATTTTACCTTGTTCAATTTCTTTTAAAGCCACAATAACTGGAGTACTGGCATTAAGATTATCTACCAAAGGTCTAGCACCTCTTCGAAGTTCACGAGTACGAATTCCGGCAACCAGTACTAAATTAAATCGATCACCAATCATGGCCACACATTTATCTGTGTCGGTCATGGTTCTTTCTAGCTTTTGACTATACATATGAATCTTTCTGTTAAAATTTAATTATATACTGTTTATTTAAAAATGTCAAACAATTAGTCGGGGTTGTATTTAATCTTCGATATTATCTTTCATAGAATTTTTATTAGTCCTAGGACCTTTTGGAGATTGGGCCGCAGACAACTCGGCCTGTATCATGGCGTTTTTCCATGAATCACGCTGTTCTTTGGTTTTAAAAACACTTAATGCCAAACTGGCTTTGGTAGTTTTTCTCATTTTATAAGTTGATGTGGGTTTAATATACATATTCTCTCTTTGTAATTATTATACTTATACGGCTGGCAGGTCTCGAACCTGCAAAAGCATGTTGACTATGTCTTATGCCCCGTCCCCTCTCTTGACTGTGAGTCAAGCGGGAGGTCTGCCAAATTCCACTCACAGCCGCTATATTATTATACATATAGACAAAAGCAATGTCAATAAAATTCAATACCAGGGCAAAGAAAAAGGCTCTTGGGAGCCTTTTTGATTATCTAATTTTAAAATTAGAATGCGTATTTGACACTAGCAGTCAAACGATTGCCATCAAATGAGTTAACACGATCCTGACCATACTGACGAGTATAATCTAAACCAACACTAACTTTACTAGCAACTGGAACACTAACACCAGCACCAACCAAAAGTGCATAACCATCAGCACCTGTTTGGTTGCTCAAGTATGCACCACCAGCTTTGACTGCAACGGTTGCAGAACCCAATTTGGTAACATCATAATTACCAACTAGTGAGTAACGATCTTGATCATTTGTACCTTTAACAGTACGATCAAAACCAGCTGTTACACCTACTGAACCATAAGATTGGCCAAGTGTAATACCATAAGCATTACGGTCTGCGCCAGCATAGTCACGAGCGGCTGTTACGCCAACTTCAACTGCTGACGCAGTAAATGCGGCCATGGCCAATAGGGATGCAAATGCAATTTTTTTCATATTTCAATTTCCTTTAGTTAAGTTTAAAAGTCTTTCGACTTATAATAGTATATATCATCTTGTCTAGGTTGTCAAGTAAAAGTTTGGTATTTCAAAATTCAATGACATTTATATATCACTGCCACTGGAACTCCGCCCAACACTTAGCACACAGGCCAGTTTTCCATCGTATTGTAGCAAAGTCCATGATTTGGTTTCTCTATTAATCAACAAAGTAACATAACTGTTACTATTAGCATCTTTGCCAACCCAAATTGGTTTTTCACCATATTCACTGGTAAAATGATTCATTACCCACTGTGCGTCTCCACACTGAACTGGTTTTCGTAATTCTGTTATTTCCTGGGCGTTGGCTATAGAGCTAGTTAGGCAGAATAGGAACGCCATTAATACTGTACGCATATTATGGCTCCTTAAAATTTTATTTATAAGGATAAATTTCTATTCTGAATTTGTCTGTATTTCTGCATGGCCTTGGCTCGAGCAACAGCCAATCTCACAGTGACATAATCAGACAACGGTTCGTCGTCTGGATTATCAATTAATTTACCAAATTTGTGACTTTGAAGATTACGACCAAATACAATACTGTCATCATATTCTTCGTAATCTTCATCATCTATTTTTAAATTACTTGACTGCGGGTGCTGTGACTGTTGCCGGCTTAGTTGCTGTAACAGGTTTTTTGTTGGCCTTGGCAGTGGAACTTTTGCGAGGCTTGACCTCAGCTTTCTTTTCCACTTTGATAGGTGCTGGAGCCACAGAGGCTGGTGCAGGGTCAGCGGCAAAAACAGCAGTGGCAGACAATACTGCAATCAAGGTTGCGATCTTTTTCATTTTAATTTCCTTTAAGGTTGATTTGGAACTAACACTAGTCTATAACAATTGCAATTGGCATCAAGAATCTGTTCGTAATGATAATCGTATCGTATAGACGGCTGGGCTAGGTCAGGATTAGTGACATAGATGTCAGGATCTTTTGGTATGATTATCACTGGTCTCGTGATTGCATACGTTAATGCGCTTCCTATCACAAAAGGGGCAACCCATTCGTAGTGCCTGTGATAGTAACCATGATGGTGATTCCAATGATGAGGCTGAGCTTGACTTGCCCCACTTACCAGT